CAACAGGTAACCTTTCAGTTACATTAGCGTAAGGATAAATCATGGCTCTAGTCGTTAAAGATAGGGTAAGAGAAACCACTACGACCACAGGCACAGGCACAATTACATTAGGTGGTGCTGCTACAGGCTTTCAATCATTCTCTGTTATTGGTGATACTAATACTACGTTCTATACGATACAGTTAGCCAATACAAATGAATGGGAAGTGGGTGTAGGAACATACACGTTATCAGGCACTACTTTATCTCGTGACACTATACTAGAGTCTAGCAATAGTGGAAGTGCAGTTAATTTTAGTGCAGGTTCTAAAGATGTCTTTGTTACTTACCCTGCAGAAAAAGCAATCTATTTAGGTAATTTACCTACTAAGTTATCAGTTTATAAAAGAGACACTACTACTGCTGACGTTGCTTTAGCTAATGGTTTTCTACCGGTATTAAATAGAAGTGGCTCAACAATTAATGTTACAGTAAGTTAAGGAAAATTATGGCAACTCGTTATGGATTAGTGCTTAATGGCACAACAATACAAGAATTACAGTCAGGCGATACTATTATTGGCTTAACTTCTAGTACAGCACTTCAAAAAGGTGATGGCTCTACTGGACTAACTGCTGCTACTGCTGGCACAGACTATTTAGCACCTCCTTCAGGTACAGCTATTCTAAAAGCTAATAGTGGTGGTGCTTTAGCAAATGCTACAGCAGGAACAGACTATGTAGCACCAGGCACAGCAACTACTTTTACTGCTGTTCAAACCTTTAATTCAGGAAATTTAAAATTAGCTGGCTCAACTAGTGGCACTTCTACATTAAATACTCAGGCAATAGCTGGAACAACAACATATACTCTACCTAACACAGCATCTACTTTAGGATTTTTAAATGTTCCACCAGTTGGAACTAAAACAAGTTCATACACATTAGCTACAGCAGATGTCGGTAAATATGTTCAAGTAGGTTCTGGTGGTTCTATTACTATACCAGATGCTACCTTTGCAGAGGGAGATGCAATATCTATTTTCAATAATACATCAGGCAATATTACAATTACTTGTACAATTACTACAGCATATATAGCAGGTACAGATTCAGATAAAGCGTCTGTAACTTTAGCAACAAGAGGTGTAGCTACCATATTATTTATTAGTTCAACAGTTTGTGTGATTTCAGGAAACATTTCATAATGAGTGGCATAATGCAAATGTTTATTGCGTCTAAAGGTGCTATTACTGTATCTGCTAATTACCTTGTTGTTGCAGGAGGTGGTGGTGGTGGTGGACATAATGCTAGTGGTGGTGGTGCTGGCGGATATTTAACAAGTTCTGTATTAATTGCTGTAGGTACGTCTTATTCTATTACAATTGGTGGTGGAGGTAGTGGGGCAACAAATACTTTTGGGTCTGATGGTAGTAACTCTAGTTTTTCTACTTATGCAGTATCTATAGGTGGAGGTGGAGGCGGCACTGGTTCTGGTAGTCCAAGTGGTGGTGGTCGTAATGGAGGGTCTGGGGGTGGCGGAGGTTCTGGTGGGTCAGCTACGTCTGGTCAAGGCAATAATGGCGGTACAACAAGCAGTGCTTCTGGTGCTGGTGGAGGAGGTTCTGCAGCTGTAGGTGTCAATGGTAGTGGTTCAACATTCGGACCTGGCGGGAACGGAGGAGCAGGAACTTTAAATACTATCAATGGAAGTTCATTATACTGGGCAGGTGGAGGCGGAGGTGGAGCTTATCAAACTACCGCTGGGTCTGGTGGAATTGGCGGAGGCGGCGGAGGCGCTCCTCGTGGAGGAACTGCAGGGTCTGGAGGTGGGTCAGCTTTAAATTCTGGAAGTTCTGGTACTGTTGGAGGAGCTGGTGGCGCTGGCGGAGCAAATACAGGAGGCGGTGGTGGTGGAGCTAATAGTAATACTAGTTCTGGTGGTAATGGAGGTTCAGGTGTTGTTATCATCTCATACGCTGGCTCACAACAATTCACAGGTGGAACTGTAACATCATCAGGCGGAAACACAATACATACATTTACAAGCTCTGGTAGTTTAGCATAGGTTTATCTAGTTCAAATACTATAATTACATTTACAGTTTCAGAAACTTACGTAGCTTAATAGTATATAATATATGCTATGAATAAATTTATAGCTCTAAGTGGTTTACCTAGGTCAGGTTCTACATTATTATCTGCTATTCTTTCTCAAAACCCTGATATACATGCTGAAGGAAATAGTGCAGTTTGTCAGTTAATGTGGGATATGCAACAGTCTTGTAATAGTAATGCCAAAGAACAATTATTAGCTAATAACAAATACGATACTAGTTATGATTTAATTACATCCATTCCAAATATTTATTACAAAAATGTAAAACAGTCTATTATTGTTGATAAATGTAGGTCTTGGACATTACCAGATAACATGAATATGTTATACAAGTATATAGACGAAAACCCAAAAGTTATTGTATTAGAAAGACCAATTATTGACATTGTTAAATCATTTGTATTTTTAAGATTAAAAAATAATTGGCAAGGCAATCCTGAAGAAGGTTTGTTAGATGAATGGTCTGAACCTATTATGAGGTCATATAATGGCGTTAAATGGGCTAAAGAAAACAATAATGGTGAATTTTTATTTGTTAAATATGATGACATAGTAACTGACCATAAACTTGCATTAAAAAGAATTTATGAGTTTTGTAAATTAAATCATTTTGAACATAACTTTAGTCACATAATAAACAATCATCCAGAAAACGATAAAGTATATGAAATGATTGGTCAACATGACATAAGACCTACAATAAGTAAAAGAAATATTGAAGTCAAACTGTCAAATAAAATGATTAAAAAATGCAAAGCGTTAGACCAGTAAAAATATTATTAATGGGATTGCCTGGAACAGGAAAAACTACATTAGCAAAAGAGTTAACCAAAAAACTTAATTGTATTCATTTGAATGCAGATGATATGAGAAATAATGTTTGGACTGATTTAACTTTTAAATATACAGATAGAATTATTATGGCACAAAGAATGGGTGCTTTATCAGATATATTAAATAGTCAAGGTTATAGTGTAATTGCAGATTTTGTTTGCCCAACTAACATTACTAGAAAAGAATTTGGACAGGCTTTTATTGTATGGGTAGATAGAATACAAAAAAGCAAATACGAAGATACCAATAATCTATTTGAAAAACCTAGCAATATAAATTTACATATTAAATATGGTTTAACAATTAAAGAAGAAATAAATTTAGTTATAAATAAATTACAAGAGGTTTAATATGGCACATTTTGCTCAATTAGAAAATAACATAGTAACAAAAGTAATAGTCGTAGCTAACCAAGACATTCTTGATGCAAATGGTCAAGAGTCAGAACAAAAAGGAATAGACTTTTGTTCTAACCTTTTAGGTGGCACTTGGAAGCAAACATCTTATAACGGAAAAATCCGTAAAAATTATGCAGGTATTGGATATACTTATGACAAAGGTCGTGATGCTTTTATTTCTCCTAAACCATTTAATTCATGGTTATTAGATGAAAATACTTGCCAATGGAAAGCTCCTGTAGATATGCCTATAGATGATAAAAGATATTTATGGGATGAAGAAACAACCTCTTGGGTTGAAGTAGCAGAATAATGTTTGGCATAAGCGCATTTGCTGAAACCTCCTTCAGCACACTAGGTAAGATAGGAGGCATAGTATTAGCCTCTGCTCAAATAGATGCAGACGCTACCGTTACTGCTAATGCTAATGCGATAAAACCATTTAGTGCTGCTATTACAGCAGACGCTACGGTTACAAGTGATGCAACAAGAATAAGATTAAATAGTGGTTCTATAAACGGAACTGCTAATGTAAGTGCTGTTTACTTACGCATAAGAGATGGTGTAGGCTCTATTACAGGTAATGCTACTGTAACGGCACTAGGTTCGTTTGAGATTACAGGTTCAGCAAGTATTACTGCCAATGGCACAGTAGAACTCAATTATGTAGTTATCAGAACAAACGCTGCAAGCATTACAGGAAATGCGACTGTATCTTGTTTAGGCGGGTATGTAGTAAGTGGTAATGGACAAATAGTAGCTAATGCAAGTGTCTATTGTCTAGGTGGTATTGTAGCAGGTGCAAGTGCATCTATTACACCTATAGCCACAGTTACAGCAAACGGAATTATACAAGGTGAAGGATGGACACCTGTCACACCATCTTCAGATACATGGACACCATCATCAGCAAGTTCAGACACATGGACAACAATTTCACCATCATCAGATACATGGCTTAGACAAGGATAAAACATGGCAAAAACCAAAATTTCAGAATTTAGCACAACAGCAGCAGATAATACAGATATAACTAATATCAATATTGCTGAAGGTTGTTCACCAGCTAACTTAAACAACGCTGTTCGTAGCTTAATGGCATTACTAAAAGACCAACAAACAGGTTCTAGTGGTGACCCATTTACAGTAGCAGGGACATTAGTATCTTCAGGCACAGTTGACATTACAGGTGCGTTTAGACTAGACGGAACAGCAGGTGCTTCTGGTCAAGTATTGTTATCAGCAGGTGGCAGTACAACACCTACATGGGGTAATGCGTTTGTAGCTGGTATGATTATGATGTGGTCAGGAACAATTGCTACTATTCCTACAGGTTGGGTATTATGTAACGGTTCTAATAGCACTCCTGATTTACGTAACAGATTTATAATTGGTGCATATCAAGATACTACAGGCACAGCATATACAACTGTTACAGGTTCTGATACACAAACTGGTGGTAGTAAAGATGCTATTGTAGTATCTCATACCCATACCGCTACAGTTACTGACCCTGGTCATACACATACAGTTACAGTAGGAAACCAAAGTGCTGTTAATGGTTCTGTATCAGGTGGTGGTTCTATTGCAGTTCCAGGCAATAACACATATACTACAGCTTCTAATACTACAGGTATTAGCGTTTCTAATTCAACAACAGGTTCTAGTGGAACAAATGCTAACTTAGTGCCTTATTTTGCACTTGCATTTATTATGAAATCTTAATTTATGGTCGTAAAAGACTTCGTACCTAGTAGTTTTAAAATATTCTTACAAAACCTTATAGATAGTGCAGGTTTTGAATGGTATTACAATGGCAATTCTACAACAGAAGGGCAAGATAATATATTTCAGTTTATTCATGTGATTGTGAATGAACAAGGTTACAAAAGCCCTCACTACGAAAAAATTAAACCTTTGTTATACTTTTTTGAATTGCATACAGGATTAAAAATTAAAGGTATTCGTAGGATGAAAGCGAACCTTTTAACACAAAGAGAACTGTCAGAAGATACCAATAAATTAGCTATTCATACAGATGTAAATATTAATGAGAAAGACTGTGTATCTTTTATATATTATGTAAATGATTCAGATGGTGATACTGTTCTTTATAATACAGATAAAACTGAAATTATAGAAAGAGCTTCACCTGTAGCTGGTAATTGTTTTTGGTTTAAATCCACACAATTTCATAATGCTACACCACCTAAACATCACTCAACAAGAATTGTTATTAACTGTGTTTTACAGATAGACAATGAATAATTGGAGCTTAAAGATATAAAATGCCAACACAACGTATAGCATTTAAAGACTGGTTGCCTGACCAACCATCTATATTAGATACAGTATCAGAAGCTAACAATGTTATTCCTTTAGCTGTAGGATATGGTCCATTTAAGT